ATTCTGTTTTTGTGCTTGTGCAATTGCTGCATCAAATGGTTGGTATAAACTATCGTAAGGACTAAAGTATGAAAAATTAATTGCAGCGCTTTCACCATTTTTCCAACCTTTAACAGCTAATAAGTTTGATGTTGCATCCCATGATGCAGCTGATGATCTTTTGTATGCGTTCCACTGTGATTGTGTAGAGTTAGTTAAGAACTGTGCAAGTTCTGTAAATCCTTTTCCAACAGCATAACTAGTCATAAAAGCACCTGTTAATCTTCTTATACCCATTTGTTGTATGGCTCTGTTAGGATGTGCAGCTTCTTTTAAACCTATACCAATAATATTTGCACCTGTTCTAAGTATTTCTGCAGGAAAAGATATGAAATTTCCAAGCGGTAATTTTCTTAACTCTTGAATAATAGGTGGTACTTTACTGTATGTTGGATATGTATTTCTTAATAAAAATGCTGACGCTTCTTCTATTGCATTATCAAATGTTTTTTTCTGACCTGTAACTGTATTGATTGGTTCAAACTCTTTACCCATGTATCTAAACCATTGTTTTACATCGTCTAAACTTTTTAGTGCTTGATACAATTGTGATTTACCAAACTCAAAACCATAACCTTTCCATAAGTTATCGCCACCTGCATATAGTCTTGCAACTTTATCTGTAGGTGCCATTTTCATCAATCTGTCAAACAATTGATCAGTTGTATTTATTACATTGTTTTTAATATCTTGTGTTACAGCTTTTAATTCTGCAGCTACAACGTTTTCATCCCACACACCAAGTCTAATTAATTTTTCTACATAGTTATTAAATTCTACTTCATCAATTTTATTACCACCTGCTTTAAATATATCTCTTGAAACAATTCGCATAGCATCAACAACACTAGCTCTACCACCAATGTGTCCGTTCATTAGTGCAAAGAAAGAAGCTGAAGTTACATTTCTGACTTGTGTTTGTGGTGAGTATAATGTTTTACCAATTTGTACACCTACTTTAGATTGTAACATAAAACGATAAAAAGCATTTTCTACTAATTTATCTAAGTCTCCACCAATTCCTGCAAATCCTTGTACGTATTCAGGCGATGCCCATTTGTTTAATAAACTTGATTTCATAATACCAAGTCTTGGTACACTTTTAATTTGTTGTGCTCCTATAAATCCTGCGTTAGTTGCATCTTCTAAACTGTTAAACAACCAACCATTTTTTAATCCAGAATTTGCAATGTAATCTGCTGCTCTTTTGTTAGCCATAGATGAAATAGCTTCTGCAGTTGTATAACCAACAGATGCTTTTAAATTTCTTTCAGGACCTAATAAATTTTTTATTGCATCCGGTAATTCTTCACCTGTTTTTAAATATCTAAATTTATCATTTAATAATATACGAGTTCCTATATCTCGTAATTGTTTTATGGGTGATTTACCTTCAGCTCTACCCGTTCTTAATATATCTTCTACATGCATTTTAGCAGATTCTATGTAAGCTTTTTCTGGTTTTAATTTTGGAAAAGTAGCTTTTGCAGATTCTTTTAAGTTTGTGTTTTTTTTAATTACTTTTTCTACTATAAAATTAACAGCTTTGTTCATAACTTTTTCATCAGGAACATACTCAGGATTTCTAAATGTTTGAAAAGATCTTACTAAATATTTACCTACATTGTTTACCTCAACGGTAGCTAATTCTTTTGCTAACTCATCTGCTTCTTTACCTTTTGGTAATACTTTTTTAAATTCAGTTTGAATTTTTTTAATGTCATTAATTAAATCTTTTGTTAATGCTTGTAAATCTTTTGGTAAATCATTTAGGTTTCTTTGACCTTTGACTACTGCATCTGCATCTTTTAAAATATTACTAGCTATTTCTTTTACTTCATCTGAATAATATCTTAACATAGCTGGAGAACTAATGTTTTTATTGTATTGATCTTGAAATTTTTTAGCTAAGTTGTATGCAGTTTTTTCTAAACCTTCGTAAGTTCTATCAACTTTTCTAGCTCTACCTTTTATATATAATTTAACTTGTTCACTCACACCTTCAATATCTTTAGGTTGTCTACCGTAAGATCTAAACCAAGATAAAACGTTATCTATTTTTTTAAGACTTGAATCTATTTTGTTAGGTGATGTTACAGATTTTAATCTCCAATCTTTAAATGGTGGTAGCTGTGTTTTAAATCTACTTGCTGTAAAATTTCCTGCTCTAGCATTTACTAATAAAGGAGCTACTACTTTACCAATCGTAAACTTACCTGCGTCTTGTAAACTTTGTGATGCTTGTCTAGTTAGAGGTGCTACAACTTTATTACCTAATAATAATTTTGCACCTTTCATTACTGTTTTGTCAATTGCTTTAGCTCCAAGTTGAGCTACACCTATACCTGCTTTGTTAGCAATTAATGGAGCTAATCCATACTTATAACCTAGTTGTGTAAACTTACCTATTAATGGAAAACCTCCACCTATTAATACACCTTCTGCACCATATTTAACTCTGTTTCTAAATTCTGCTGCTGCTTTTTTTCTACCTTTTAAACCTTTAGTATCTTCTGGTTCTACAAAAAAAGATTCTCTACCAGGTCCTGATGCTAAAAAATCTGTTGCACCAACTATCGTTGCACCTTCTACAGATCTTGCTGCAATTTGACTAGCTTTTCTAAGTTTACCACCTTTAACAGCGTCAGCTGCTTTTTTCATTTTAACTACGGATGGTATTCTTCCTACAATTTTTGCAATGGCTGTACCCGGTATACCAAATTGAACTAGTAAAGATGTAACTTCACCTCTCCATGTTTCAGGACGAGTAGGTTCTCTTTCCTCCATAATTTTTTCAAAACCAGACATAAAGTCTGTGTTAAAAACTAAATCTGTTCCAGCAAATAATAATGAACCTATGCTATTTTGTAAATCATATACACCAGAACTAATACCTTTTGCTATTTCATCTAAGCCAGTTGTGTAATCTCTTTCTTGTGTAATCTCTTCGTTATTAATTTTAAAACTAGGAGCCTTTGCATCAGGTAAAGCTTGAATGTCTTTTATTGATGTCATATTAATTTTACCTTTAGTCATGGCAGTAATTGCTTGTCCAATTTGTGCGTTAGGACTTAGTGTATTATATAATTCTAAAATACTTTTAGGGTCAGGCATAGCCAACCACTTGACAGGTTTTTTAGGTTCTGATTGTACTGCTAATTCGTCTGCTATTTTTTGTTTAACTTGATCTAAGTCTAAAGGTTTTTGATCTTTGATATCTATATTAACAGCTTCTTCCTTATTAGGGTCTTTGAGAAATCGTTCGTAGGCTGTTTCTGCCATGTTACGCCTCCGATGGTAATACTAAATTAACGCTATATTTTTGGTTAAATAAATCCACATCTTGTTGTGATGAAATCATAGCAAAGTCTTCTAATGCCTCTGCACTGTTAGACATTAATTCTACAATGTCATCTGTAATCTCTGCTGGTAGTCTTGCTCTTAGTTGGTCATAACTTATAGGATTATCTGATTGAGCCATAGGTCCGGGAGCCATGGTCTCTGTAACTTGTTCTTTCATTACCATTTCACCGTTCGCGTATCCTGCTCTACCACCGCTAGCAAAAGATGCTGTTAGTTCTTGTATTTCTTTTTTAATAGCATCCAAAGCATCTTTTTCAAGTTGTGAATCGCTTGAAGATTTGTACTTACGATTTTCATTTAATTTTAAATCTTCCCTATATAATTCTTCTATTTTATTAGGTAGGTATCTTTCACCTTTTCCTTTTACATAAATATCAACAAGCACTTCTTGACCTACATCTTTTTTACGATACAAATTAAACTCTTCTTGCAGCTGTAATAATTCTACATCTTCACCTGGACCTAATGTTTCATTTTTTCTTTTATCTTTTAACTCTGTTAGTCTTGGAATAATTCTTCTTAATTCAATAGCTGCTGCCTCGTCTCTAAAACGACCTGATCCAGATTTTTCCGCTAGTATATCTGACTGACCTTCGATCAATGATTTAAACATACCAGCTCTTCTTTCATCTAAATTTTCTGCTTGTTGTTGCATTAGTAATTCTTCATTACCTCTTGATGCTTTAAATTTTTCAAACGGATCTTTAGCTGCTGCTAGTGCCGTGCTTATAGCTCCACCAATACCACTGCCTATTGGTGTTTGTGATCCAATGTTTATTCCAAAGTCAATCATTAGATCACCTAATCTACGTTTACTATAATCAGTTCTAGGTTTTTGTGGATACAGTTGCTCAACTAATCTTTGTTGATCACCGATAGATGCGTTTTTTAAAAACTCTGCTATGTTTTGATTTGTGTCAAATTTTTGTACACTGTTCCCATTGTCATAACCTTGTCTAGGTGCTTGTAGTCCAGATGTAATTCCGCCTTCAGCAGACCCACCTTTTCTAAACATAGGTCTTTTGTATAAGTTATTCATTATTGTTGACCGCTTCCTCTTAGATAGTCACCGTAACCAGTCATCAGTCCACCAGCAACTCCAGCTATTCCCAACGCATTCTGCAACGGCGTAGGGTTAGGTGTTACCATAGATTGATATTGTCCAGGCATTCCAGATGCAATACTTGCTACACCTTGTTGTTGATAACCTAATCTTTCGTATGGTTCGAACGCTGCTAATCTATTTTGCTCTCTTAAAGCATCTAGACCTGCTTGTGCTTGTGCTTGTTGATCTGCGCCCGCTGATCTTAAAGCACCTACGTCTGCTCCATATAATTGTGGAACTTGTTGAGCTAAAGCTTGTTGTTGACCAAAAGCTTGATTAGCTAATTGGTTAGCTTGAGTAAAACCTTGTTGTAATAATCCTGATTGTAATAATGCTCTGTTCATGTCAGATTTATTTTGATATTGTGATCTCATAACACCTTCACGTCCTCCACCTAAATTACCAGACATAGCTGCTTGTTGACCTATACCTGTCAAACCAGCTGCTGCTTGTTGATCGTATTCGGCTAGTGTTGCATCAATTACATCTTGTTGATATGGAGACATAAAAGGTTGATAACCAGTTGGTCCCGAGTATGCTCCTGCTTGTGTAATGTAAGGTTGGAATGCACCTATACCTTGGCCTTGAGTTGTAGCCATTGTGTATGCATCTTTTTGCGCTTGATCTTGTGCAGCAACTTGTGGTGCAAATTTTGATGTATCTAATGGTGCAGCAGTTAACGCCGTTAACTGTGTTCCTAAATCTTTTTGTAGATCTTCTACGTATTGTGGTGGGAGTGCTTGTGTTTGTTGTACAGCCATTATATTACCTCGCTTAATCGTTCTGATGTTTCAAACATCTGTTGTGCGCCTTGCATTCCTTGTGACTCTTCAGACACTTGTCCGCCGGCTTCTAAATTTTTCATCATGTTCTCCATAATTTCTGCGCCTTTATCTATATCTCCACCACCTGCGTTTCTAACAGCATCTGCAGTAAATACAAACTCATTTACACTTAATCTTGCAGGTACATCATCCGCTTTTTCTTCTCTACCTATTGGTACAAACCCACCTTCAGCTCTATAATCTTTTTCCATACCACCAAGGTCCATAATTCCACCTTCGGCTCTACCTATTCTACCACCCATAGCCATGTTAGCTATGTCTTTAGTATCTTGTCTCCCTAAAAAAGGATATTTAACTCTAAGTGCTGCTAACTTTTCACCACTTTTATCTTTAAATGCTTCTTGTACTTCAGCTCTAATCCCAGCTATATCTAAACCTTCACCACGGTCCATAATTTCATCTACAACTTGGTCAGGTTCACCTAATAATTTTTTACCAAGAGTAAATAAACCAAGTGCTCCTCCTGCTTTTTTAATATCAAAATTTTCTCCAAATGGATTTACATCACCTAAAGATGTTGGAACGTATTCCATGATTTTATTTGTAAATTTTTTTAATGGGGATATTTTATCTACAGAAATAGAACTTCCTGCTGTTATTGGAGATGAAGACGCTCCTGCTCCTGTTAATCCTTCAGCAAATAATCCTGTTGGGTCTTCTACTACACCAGATCTATATCTATCCCCTAATGCACTTCCTCTTCCTTTATCTATATTAACTCCACTTGATGCAGCTGCCATTGGAGAACTAAAATATTGTCCTAGTCCGGTTGCGTTTGGATTAATTTTAAGATTAAATCCTTGTTGCATTTGAGCTCCACCAATACCTCTAGCTAGTTGACCCATACCATAATTCATTAATCCTGATTTAATTGATGAACCTATTCTACCTGTTTTATCAAAGCCACCTATACCTGACATTAAACCTGCAGCTAGCGGGTTGAACGGTGCAACAAACGGTGCAGCTTTAACTGCAATCTCTGATATTTCATTTGGTATAACTTTTCTTACAAATTTTTTTAATGAACTACCTATTCCATATCTACGTCTACCATCACCACCCATCATACCACCATACGCTGCCATCTGTCTGTCAGGTAAAACTGGTCCCTGTGGTTTTGGTTGAAAAGGATTTACTGGATCTTCTGGACTTGGTAAAATTGGACCTTTACTCATTTGTCCTTCTGCAATAACCATTTGTCTAAATTCCTCTAGTGTCATTGGTGTAGCTTCAGGTCTAATTTCTAATAAATCAAATACGTATTTGTTGTATTCTTCTTCTAGCATAGCATCAACCATCATTTCCATTTCTTGTGGAGATTTAGGTCCTTCGTTTCCTCTATACTTAATAGATGGTGCGCCTGTTTCTAATTCTTCTGAAATTTGTATATCTGTTATTGCCATAATTGCCTTATTTTATAGAGTTTCTTATACTACTTGGTTTTTGCAAACAAATCAAGAGCCGGCATGATAACTGTTACGTCTCTCTGCACGTCCTCTTCAGGTATATTAGCAGCTTTTAAAGCTTTTTCAGTCTTATATACTTCACCTGTTTTTTTGTTTTTTATTGTCGTTATTATCTTTTCTGGTGTTAGCATTTTTATTTCATCCATTATGTTGTTACCTCTTTCTTAATATTTAGATAGCTAATTGCTACATCAAATGAATCAGAGCTACTTGATAGTACCGTAAAAGTTTTTCCACCTTCTACTATTAGCGGTTGGGTTAATAATTCTGTTGTAACATTTGCTGATAAAGCAGCTGATTTAATAGCGGTAATACTATTGTTTGTAATAGTCACTGTTGGTGTTCCAGCTGATGTAACTAATATAGATTTAATTAAATATGTTTCACTAACTAAAGGATTACCAGATCCAAACGGGGTTAACGCAGCACCACTAGTGCTATTATCTATGCCTACAAATTTATACTGATTTACTGTCGCCATTAATCTAAAAAGAAACTTCTAGCTTCTATTTCCTGTTTTAATTCTTCTTGAAATGTAGTGTTTAATTTTTCTAACACTGCATCTAAATCTCTAACCAAAGACTGTGCCACATCTTCTTCATACTCTGAACTTGCTCTAGTTAATGTTTGTACTATCTTTGCCATTATATTGTGTAATAATTTTGCATTCTTGATTCAATTGCTTCTCTAATATCAGTAGGTTGATTCTGTAAGTATCTTGAAGTAAATGGATCGCTTGCTACTTGTATATTTTCATCCACAACATTATTAACATCATCAAACATATTATTGTTATAAAGAGTTGCAATACCTCTATTGTCATCTCTACCACCAATAGGATTACCATAAGCATCTATATTTCCAGATCCTCTTTCTTTCATATAATTTTTGTAAGCTGATTCTAGTTCTTCATTAGTCATTTCAGAAACAGTTCCATAATTTAAACCTTTAATTTTACCCGCTCTTACTACTTCATTCATAAAATAAGGTCTATTTTTTGAAGCATTAAAATCAGAAAATTGTTGTAGTGGTGAATTTACACCTTTATTAAATAAATTTAAAAACATACCTGAAAGACCAAAATTAGGAATGTTTACTTTAGGTCTATTATATAGAAAAGAACTATATGTTCCAGGTTGATATGGACCTATTCCTGGTCCTGTAACTTGATCTTTAGCAAGACCACCTGCAACACCTACTTCAAAAGCTCTTCTTGCATCTTTAATATCTTGACCAGTCATACTTGAGTAATCATTACCCTGACCATCTGGTCCACTACCACCGCCACCTTGATTACCTCCGCCATAATCAGCACCGCTTGTATTTTTAGCACTAGTATTTGCAGCTCTACTGCTAGTTCCAACAGTTGCCATATCAGAACCACGATAACCTGGTCTTGAACCATCTAAAGTTTTAGCAACTCTTTGGCCTGTTGCGTACATCTGTCTAGCTTGTTGTAATCTTGTAATTGACATTATCTTCTTCCTCCAGTTTGTATATCTAACCTAAAAGTCCCTAATTTCCAACTAGTATCTACTGCAGTATTGGATATTGTAAGAGCGATAGCTCTTGCTCTTGCACGTGTGTCTATTTTTTCAGTTCCAGATGTTACAGTAAATGGACCTAATGATGAACTAGCTGCTGTATTATTAGGATAGTTTCTCAAATCTAATTGTATAATAGTGTTACCCGCTTGAGAAATAAAATCAGGTATAATTCTACTTACTCGCATAATATTTTCACCATCACCTCTTAAGTCTCCTAAATTAGTTGCAGCTCCTCTAATAACTTTTTGTGTAATATCATAATCTCCAGAAGTAATATTAGCTGGAATAGCTGTTGTTACTCCAAGTCTTACTTGATTAACTCCTGTTTCATGTTCATAGTAATATGAAATTCCTTCTGTGTTTCCTGTTACATCAAAAGATGTATCTGTTCCTGCATCGTATTGAGTAGCATGTGGTAATCCAAATACAGCAGAATCAATCCAAGTTGTTCTAATAAATAAAGAACTTGCATTAACAAACCATATAGGTCGTTTAGCAGTTGAGTCTAGATAACTATAAGTAACTGACTGTGTATTTACATTTGAGTTTGCTTCAGGATAAAACCATGTAACTTCTCCAAACAAATTATTAATACCTGCATAAACCATTTGATTAGATGTTGTATTTAAATTATCATAAACATAGTCTTCGACTAAACAGTCCATAGATTCTAACTTACCTGTGTATCTAAAGAAACCATTGTCAGACATCCAGTACGCAGCACCATCAACTTCAACAGCAGCGTTCTTACCTATTAATCCACAGTTAGTTCCGACTTGTTCAAAGGCAAAAGTAAAAGGAGTTCCTACAAAACGCATGGTAAATAAAGCCGTGTCTGTCCAAACGTAAAGTGCATTTCTACCAAGTTTAGCACCCATGATTCGTGATCCGGCGGCCAGTCTTTGTGTACCAGCACTATTAGTTGCTGTAGGTGTATAATCATTTATATTTTCTTGAGATGAGAATCTTATAAACATATCATCTTGTGTTGTTTTATCACCAATAGTTGTTTCTGTTCCAAAAAATACTAAGTGACGATCAGGAGTAGATACTAACATATCTCTAGACGCTGTAGGTGCACCAGATATAATAGTTGCTCTTGTTGTTACAGCATTAGTTAAATCTGAATTCCATTCAAAACACTCACCATTAAATATTAAAGCAATGGCTGTGCTACCTAAATTATCTATAGACCACATACCGGGTTCTTCAACTTTATCCGTGGTCGATGCTGCTTGACCCCAGGCTGAGTAAGCACTAAAGTTAGTAACTGTTGCACCATTACTGTGAGAAGCGTTTGTTGTGCCTCTAACATTTCTAGTAATTCCAGTAAAACTTGTAGCTGTAATTCCTGTGTAAGATATTTCTTCGTTATCTACTTGTATAAAATTTGTTCCTGAACTTGGAAAACCTGTGGTACTTGCTACATTAATCGTGGTCCCTGAACCACCAGTTCCAGCAGAGTCGGCATTTAATGCTCCATTCAATGTAGTAGTTTGTGGATTTGTAACAGTACCACCCCACTGAGATATACCATAACCAAAGACTCCAACCTGTTCAGCTGGTCCTACGTGATAATATTGAAAATAAGTTATGCCTCCAGAAGTAGTTGCTCCTGCTCCTCCTTCATTTCCAGGCATTGTAATAGTTAATGTAGTTCCTGTTGGTGTTGATGTTACCATAAATTTTTTATCACAAAAATCTGCAGCACCAAAGTTTGAACCTGTAATAGCACTAAAAGTAGTTGTGTCACCAAATAAAATTATATCACCTGGTTCAAAATTATGTGCTGATGGAAAAGTAAGAGTTACGGTAGGTGATCCATTACTTGTGCTAAAAGCATTTGTGAGAGCTGTGCCTGATGGATTAGTTAAAGGATGTATATCATAGTATACTCCTCCTGTGTAAACGTATAAAATTCTATTAGTTCCTATTAAAGAATATTTAATACCTGTTTTATTAACCATGTGATGCAAACCTCTAGCCGCACCAGTTAATTTACTATCACCTAATTGAGACCAACCACCTATTTTTTCAGGTGTACCATATCTAAAACGTACATTTTCACCTCCTGTCCATTGTGATTCAGCTCCGGTGGGTGTAACTTGTTTATTAAATCCTGGTAAAAAACCTAGTTTTTGTAGCATATAAAATCCTGTTTATTAGCTATTATATTAGATTATAGAGTAATTCAATCTATTTTTATTTTAAGAAATATACTCTAAATATTGGCCTGCAGCATAGTGTAAATTAAAGACTATAGCATGTTTTGGTTTGTCTTCAAGATTAGGTTTAGATTCATGTCTTAATAAACTGTCCCAAAATAAAATTCTACCTGGTTCAGGTTTAACATGAAGTTTAAGTTCAGGAAAAAATAATTTTTGATTGCTACTAGTTAAATAAAGTATACCTGAAACATTAGCCTGTCCATGCCTGTGATTTGCAGTCCAATCTCCGCGATCAAGTCTAATGCCGTAAGCGTCTGATAACGTATACTCTGGATTTAATAAACCTGTAAATGCAGACAAATAATCTTTACTGGCTGTCATAATAGCTTTAAAACTAGGATTTTCTAAAAAAATATTTTCTGTTCTTTTTCCTTTAACATTGCTCTTGTAATTCCATTCATTATTATTCTTTAACACATCATCTATTATTTCTATAAAATCTGTTCCGTCAAAATTATCAAAGTCAAAACCATAGAGGCAGGTTGATCTCTTTATTTCTTTTTCAATTCTTAATGCAAATTTCATACTTTATAATCTTCCTCAAGTGTATCAAAATCTAGGTTAAATGATATAATAATTTTTTCTATATCTTCAGTTATTTTAGGTGATCTGTGCACCACAAAACTAGGAAAAATAATTATGTCCCCTTCTTTAGCATCTATCTCTAATATTTTTTGTTTGTTGACTAACTGTGTTTTCGTAGCACCTTTTGGAAATTGTAAATAATATACTCCTGTATAATTGTTACTATGTATATGCCAGTTATGCACTCCGTTTTTTTTATATTTTTGAAACCATAGGTTTCTAATATGCACAGTGTTTAACTTTAAATTTTTAATGCATTTTAAAAAATGTTTTTCTAGTAAAGGTTTTATAAACCTCACCCATTCTCTATCCATATCTGTGCTTTTTTGCCAATCTAAATAATCAATTTTATCTTTAGGATGACAATCAAAATCATTTGCAGCTTTGTTTATAAAATTAATTAATTGATCTTGAATTAAATTATGGTGTTTAAACCTGTCTTGAAATCCATAGGACTCTAATATTATTTTTTTCATTAATAACACCAAGATACAAATGAGTATCTTGTTCCTTTTTTTATAGGTTTAATTAAATGCGGGTACATAAAAAGTGATGGAAATATAATTAAGTCCCCAGCTTTAAGTTTTATTTTATAGTCATTAAACATAATCAAATCTCCTCCTGTATAATCATCATTTAAAACTCCTATAATACTTAGTATGGGGATACCTCTAATTTCTCCTGTAAACAAACTATGTATATGGTCACAATGCTTAGACATTATTTGGTTTTTTTTATATCTATTAAATCTAATTTTACTAAAACCGTTCCAACCATTAAAAATTTCTCCCCCTATTTTATCAATAAGAATATATTTTTCTAAAGCTTTCCAAGTTAAATGATGTAAATTTTTAAGATGTGTTAAACTATTTCCATTACAAACATCTAATTCTTTATTACCATTTTTAGATTGTTTCTTAAATTCTTTTGAATAAGACCACTGATGTTGTTCCCAATTTTTTTCTTTTGTTAACTCTTTAATAGTAACATTTAAAATATTTTTAGGAATCCATTTATTTAAATGAAGTATATAACTTTTTAAATTTTTCATATTATTTTAAAATTAGCTGACACAGATATTCTTTCTCCGTTACTTGTAAAAGGACATACGTAATGTTTTAAGTTATAAGGAAATATAAAAAAATCTCCTTTGTTAGGTAAAAATTTTTGTTGATCAATGTTGTAGTCTCTATATTCTCCATACGAAAAAATTATAGATCCAGGACCTGAAGATTTTCCTATGTACTTTTTGTTTTCTTTTTTTAATGCAGAAGGTATTTGTAAATATAGAACACTAGATAGATCACAGTTTATATGATGGTGTGGAGGATTAGATTCATTTTTTTTCATATAATTTACCCATGCTGAATTACATTGTAATTTTAATAATTGCCTGTTGTACCAGAAATGAAACCTTTTTTGAAAAGGTTGAAAATAAGGTTCAACAATTTTTGCATATTTTTTTTCATCAATAACGTGTTCACTTTTAATAACTCCAGCTAAAATATCTCTAGCGTCTTTATTTTTTTTACTACAAAGTTTTTCTACTTTAGATAAGTCTTGTGTGTTTAGTTGTGTCTTATACAACAAAGGACCAAACATGTGTTGTTCATAAGTTATCATAAATAGTTAAAGTTTATTACAATCCTTCTGTCTGTATCTGTTGCAGTTACTGCAGCATGGTATGTTTTTGTATCTATAATTAATAGTTTATTTTCTTCTACCGCAATTTTAGTTTTATCTTTTAATAAAGTATAGCCGTTATTTTTATTTATGTAAAATATAGCTGTATTGCAAAAAAACTCTTTGTCGACATGAAACTCTGATTGTGTATGTTTTTTAGTTTTAAATAATAAATTAGCTCTTATTTCATTTATCATATTAACTTTAAGTTTTTTAATTATAGGTGTTATGATTGTGTCGTAATAAATAGAATTTTTTTGATGGTCATGATAAAAGTTATGTCCCATAAAAAAACTATCATTTTTACCTGAAGTTTGAGACTCATTAAAAAACCAAGGAAAAGTATTAGATAATATTATTTCTTTAATTTTGTTAAAGGTGTCTTGATCAAGAAAATTTTTTATTTGTTTATATTTATATTCCATTCTAACGCATCAATAATTT